TGGAAAAACAGGGCGATGAAGTAGAAATCTCTGCTGAGAAATTCGAGGTCGTTTTAAAACAAGCGGGCTCTAAGATTTCCAGTTTGGAATCTACTCTTAGCGTATACGCGGGACTCACAGATCTCGAAAAATTTCCCGCAGGGTTCGATCACAAAACGAACGTTGCAAAACTCAAAGAGCTTTTGGAAGAGCCTAAGAAAATTCTTGAGGCTATACGAAACGAAGCTCTTCGTCTGTATCGCGTTTTCGCGAAAGACAAAGAAAAATCCGCGATCGTCTCCATGATCGAAAACGCAGACCTCGAACAGGCCAAAGCGTTAGCAGAACAGTATGGAGCGAAACTCGAAGAAATCTTCCCTGAACGAGAAGACGAATCGGGAGGAAAAACAAGAGCTTCCGGGAAAGGCTTAAACATCGAAGAAAAGCCGGAAAAGAAATTCAAAATCAAGGTAGGTTAAACATGACTAATGAAGACGAAATCGGCGTAAAGGCCGACGGCATTAAAGAGCCGAGCTTGGCATCTTTCAATTGTTCAAACATCACCGAAGCGGATGTAGGAAAAGTTGTTTCGATTACGGGAGAAATGACCGTTTCTAAAACCGCAAACGGAAGCAAGTTCGACGGAATCTTAGAGTCTGTCGAGGGAAGCTTAGCTCTCGTAAAACTCGACGGAGTTTTTACGTGCAAATATTCGGGAACGGCTCCATCGTTCGGTCAAGATACATTAGTCGCCGATGCGGATGGTAAGGTGAAGAAAGATTCGTCCGGAAAACCTTACCTCGTATTGAGTGTCGATACGGCAAATACAATCGTGAAATTTTTAAGAGGATAAAAGGATGAAAATAAAACACATATTAATTTTTCTAATCGGACTCGTCGTCGTTATGGGGACGGAGTTATTTTCCGAAACACAAAACTTACTTCAAGTCGATTTCGAAATCGGGTTGAAAGGTATTTCTTTGGCGATAACTCCGATTCTTACCACAGGTCAAAATTTGGAATTTTCTTCGAAGGATTTGAAACCATTCAAACTTGAAAGCGGTATGTATGAAGCCGCTCAATTACAAAATATTTCATTCACAGAGTATTTGGAGAAGTTGGAAGAAAAGGAAGGATTAGAATTCAAAGGGGATTTGGCGAAATTATCTGCGCTGGATCGTCAACTTCTTGCTCACGACATAAATCCGTTCAGTTCTGCGACGCTCGTCGAAGACTTTTTTAAAACGACGAATTCTCCTGTTCTTTTTCCAGCGTTCATTGATCGAAACATTTATCTCGGGATGAATAAAGGCAAACGAACTTTGAAACTCGACGATTTACGAGCGGCGAGTCAAAAAATTCCGTCGAAGGCGATTGAGTTGATCGGGATGGATTTTGGAAAAGAGGATGTAGGTCTTGCTGCGGTTACCGAAGGTGCCGCGCTTCCGACGGCAACGATAAAAACCACAGGGAAATCCGTATCGATGAAAAAAGTAGGAAGAGAAATTCTATTCACATACGAGGCCGTTCGTAGAATGCAAATCGATATCGTCTCGATCTTTTTTCAACGTGTAGGATTTAGATTTGGAAGACAACAAGTCAACGAAGGACTTTCTGTTTTGAAAGATGGTAACAATACCGATTCCAAATCTCCTTCTTCAACAACTAAAGACACATCTTGGAAATATGAAGACCTGGTCGATTTGATTTTTACAAAAGCTCCGGATGGTCACGAATTCGATTGTTTAGTTCTGACACCTGAGTTTATGTATAAGATTTTAACTGATAAGGATAATTTTCCTCAATTACAAACGTTGAATCTTTCAGAGAAGTTCGTTGCGAGTGGAGAATTTCAAAACTTCTTCGGACTAAATTGGAGATTGCATCCGAACGCAGGCGCGAACACAGCGATCGCATTTGAACAGTCGACCTGCCTGACCTACTACGAGGAAGCGAAGAGTTCGATCATCGAATCTGACAAGATTATCAACAAGCAGTTCGAGCGTTCTACGATAAGTCTGTGGTTTGGATTTGTGAAACTTTTCCAAGCGGCAAGTCACGTAAAAACTCTTAAAACAGCCTAAGAAGGATTCAGAAATGATCAACGCGTTACCCGATCTCAAGGCACTCGTCGGAATCAAATCCGCCGACTTGGACATGAACGATTCCACACAACTGACGACTGGTAAAACAGAGTTTGAGGAGTTTTTGGAATCGGTGGCGGATAACGCGTTGAAGCTGATTGAAAGTTGGGGATATTCCGTTCCGACCGCTCCGTTTCCGAGAGAAATTCGCAGAGCGGAAGTTCTATTAGTAAAAGCGGAAATAATCGAGGAGCATGGACTGTTAGACGTCGTTGATCCAGCGGAATTCCAGGTAGGCGGTCAAAACGGGGAACGCAGGAAATATCAAAAGCTTTCCTCGGACGAGCGTGGAGAAAAAGCGGCCTCATTTAGAAATCGTGCGTATGTAACTCTGTTCGGAAGACAACCGGAACCGGGACCGGCATTCGCATGAGTGT